AGATTTACCTTCGGGTTCGCTGCTGGTGGTCGTCCGCGTTTTTTGGTCATTGGTGAATCCTATGCAAGTTGTTCTGCGATGTCTCGTAGACGCTCCAGCCATTCTACCGGCCAATGAATATGTCGCGCGTTTTTGCAATTCTCGACGAAATCTCGATCCTCGTTCGTGCCGAGAAATTCCAATCTCCCATCTGCAACGATGTCACGCAGAAGTCTATCCGCCTCTTCCCTGTCATTACCTACCAGCGTTTGCATCATCCCCCCGGTCTACGCCGACACAACAGTGCCGCTTGGAAACTGAATCGCGAATTCTCCAATCACATAGCATGGCCCGAAGCTCGTTCGCACACCGCTTGAAACGACTGCGGCCGTGTGTTTTTCCGTCTTTCCGATCCACTTGCGAGCGTATTCGATTCCGCGTGCTTCGGAATCAATTGCCTTAACATTCGCGGCCTTGTTGTTGCCGTGCATCGCGCGGCTTGCACAATCTCGACCGTAGTATGTGATGTCGCCAGTGACATTGCCTTCAACGTCGGTGAACTCCAGAGCAACAGTGCACTTCAAGTTGGTTCGACCGCAGCACTCACATTCGGTCTTTTCGTCGGTGATTCCGAGGATTTTGAAGGTTGCCATTTCGCTGCCCTGTCATTCGTTGTCATCGTTGCGTCACGTCAGGTATTTTATCGACAGTCGCATTTGTTGCAATGCGTAAATCATCGGGAAACGAAATAATTTCTGAAATATATTGCAATGCGACAATCAGAGCGACGTAAACCGTTGGCGCAATTTGACCTTGCCCCGCACCCAGCCGCACATTATTTTGATCCGCGCGGTACGTTTCGCCGTTGCGTAATCCTGGTTGTGACACTTTTCGCGACTCGAGAGGGGGAATCATGCGGAATTTGCTGATTGCGTCTGTTGTGGTTTTGATGGCGAGTGTGGCTTCGGCTGATGTGACGATCTCGGCAAACGGCTTTCCGCAGAATCATCCCGGCAATGGCACGTTCACGCTGAAGCCGATAAAGAACCCAGCGACCGGAAAACTGATCGACTGCTGGTCACAGAATGACGACAACAATGGATGGGTTGCGTCCTACTCGGCAAGTGGCGAGATTCTGACTGTGACCTATTGCCGAAACGGGTTCCCGAATGCGGTCTATCGAATCAGCGGAACAACTCTATCAGCACAGAATATCGGCCTGAGCTCTTCTACTGTTGGCCGGGAAGTGCCCTCATCTGTGTCATTCTCTCCGTGATCGTTTTAACGCCTCGTCGAGAATCGATTCCGTGGTTAGATATCCGTGACCAGCAACGCGGATGATTTCCAGCCAGCTTGCATGAGATGCCTCATGATTGAGCCTCGCTACGATTGCCGGACGTTTTTCGGTATCACAGATATCCGCGCCCCACTGGTTCATTTTCCGCCGCCACTCAATGCACGCTTGGCACGTCGTCTCCGGTATGCCGCATTCCTTCAGGATCTCGGCTAGTTTGTCGCCGACCGTGTGACCGTTGAATTCTTGACGGGTTTGAATGAAAGTCTGCGCGAATAACTTTTCGGTCATTCCTGATTCGAGAAAGTGCCGTTTGCATCCGTCGAACCATTTGGAATCGCCGTTGCCAGTGTCCAGCCACGTAATCAGATGTCCGCGTAATCGATCCTCTGGCGCGAGCCCTGGTGGACGTGTGCCGTCTGGATTGCCGAACCGATGACACCATTTGAGGAACGGCAGGCAGTAGATTTTGCCGCCGTTCCGTCTGATTCGCTGGTGGATGTGCCATTCCTCCGGCCCGAAGCCGCGCAGTAACGGATGGAAACCCGGCCATTGGTCGCGACGGCAGGCGAACAGACCGCACCCGTGCATCTGGATCTCGAACGGTTCGAGCGACGTATGAACCAGCGGATTCACGCCCCACTGACCGTACATCAGCGAACCCCAGCCCGGATTCATCTGCGTTCCGATGATGTCGTCGAGCCCACCGTCTCCGATCAGCGGTCCGTGAATCAGGTCTTTGCAGTCGGCTGGCTGCTGGCGAATCCACCCGATGAAGAGATCCAGCGTGAGAGTCGGTAGCAAAACATGGCAATCAACGACCAGTACCCACTCGCCCGTCGCCACGTCGAATATCCTGCCTTTTGCCGCTGCTGTCCCTGCGACCTTGGTAAAGTGCTCGTACCGTGCTCCGATGCGATTGCAAAGTCGTTTCGCCTTACCGCTGTGGCTATCCTCACTTGGGTCGTCTGGATTGCCATTTGGATCGTTGTCAATCACGACGATTTCGACGTGTTCCATTGCCGCCTGATGGTGCAGCCGCAGACTCTGAATCGTCGCCCACAGTCCCGGCCAATCGCGGTAGTACGCCATGCCGATTGTGAGAAAAGCCTGCTTTTGTCCGGTCCGCTCAGTGTGCAGTTCGCATGTATCGCAAACCGGCATCAACGAGCCGTCCATCATCTTTCGGCCTGCGTCGTGCTCTGTGCAGATGCCGCGTTTCTGGCAATTCCAAATTGTCAATGATCCATTGACAACCGCATTCTGCCCGCGCCGATGACCGCACGTCATATTGAGATCTCACAATTCGTGGTTGCCGTTTCGCCTTCCATGGACCCCGAGAAACCAGGAGCGGTAAGGCACGCAGCACACGGGACTACGCAAAGCACTGACGACGTGTTGACCCATGCGCCGGATGTCCATGTCCACACGCACCCATTTGCGACGCATCCGGCTGTTGTTGTGCTACCGGTCGTTGTCGATCCCGTCGTTGTAGATTCAGTTGTGGTACTCGTCGTGCCGGTTGTGGTTGATCCCGTCGTAGCGCTCGTGGTCCCGGTCGTTGTCGAAGTGGATGTTGTACTAGTGCTAGTTGTGCTCGTCGTTGTCGGCGTGTCCGCGTCTGGTTCGAGTGTCTTCCCGCAAACTCGACGACCACACCACACCGAGCCACCAGAGAACGGCATGGCATCAGAAAACAGGTACTCATCACCGAGAGCAAGTGGCGTTGGAGGATAGAAAAAATGCGCTGCTGATAGATCGGTAGCGCTTCGCAGTCGTGTAAGGAATTCGGTTTTTGTGCCGACTCGATCACTCAGCACCATCAGCGATTCAGTCGACGTGATCTTTTGCGTGTAATTGCCAGTTCCGCCGATTGTGTACAGGCGAACTTCTGTTCCGTTGCTGACACAGACCTGATCTCCAATACTGCGCAATCGCGTTGGCTCGAACCCGTCCCTGATGATCGGCGTGTTGATATAGTTTCCGTCGAGGTCGAACAATCCAACGGCATCGCCATCAACAGTCAGGCTTCCTATCGCTGGTACTGGGATCATGAATGTTCGGTCGCTGTCGTCGATCCAGACCGGCGTAAAATTGCCGTTTGTCGCCTCACCCCATACGAACTCGCCATCGTGATCAAGAACCACGACCGGGCAATCCTCTCCCCCACTAGCGAGCGTCAGCAATACTCGCGTCGGCCCAGCCCCGACCAGGGTGGTAACATCTCCGTAATCTGTGTTGACCTGCGTTGCGTTGATATCCCAGATCGGCACACCGTCCGTCGTGCTGTGTCTGCGGAGATACATGTCGGAACCGCTGTCGTAGTACGACGTGAACACATTCGCGCCGCCACAGCGAACTTTTGTTGTTCCGAAATCCGTGTCTCGAACACTGCCAGACACGAACCCGTCTGGATGCTTCGCCCACGACCATTGCAGATTTCCAGCCGAGTCATAAGACCGAAGCGAATACATTTTCCGCTGTGGTTTGCTCAGGCTAGTTTCGAGCTTGGCCGAACGAATCGCACATTGATAGACGTTTCCAGCCGTGTCGGCATCACAAGCATTAACGTATGGCCATGGACCAGCCGAGCTATACCAGTCGTCGAGTTGTTTTTCTGGCACACCTTCGTAAAAATCCGCTGTCCAAATGAGTTCGTCGCCGACAACGTACCAGAGCGTGCCACAACAGGGGGGGCAGCAATCGCATGATCCATTGACCGGCTGCGGAGGTGCCGTGTACCGTCGCTGCTTCCTTTCATACCTCGGCGACTTCTCAACAAACGACACCACATCGCGAATCCGCGAAACGTCGTCTGCGATGAATCCGAACACGTCATCTGCCATGTCACGGCCTCGTTGCTGACACGCCAGGCAGCGTTAGGAAGGTTTTGCGTTCACAGTCGCGGAATAGCATCCAGTACAGATCGGTTTCGGCGACTGGTGCGCCCGCCGTGGCGATTGGAACTCCCGTGTCATCCAGCGGCACAGGCTTGGACACTGCTTGCCCATTTTGATCGACGATGTTTTTCCATTTTGTCGCACCAAATGTCCGCATGCCTTCGTTCAGAACTTCGATGTCCCACGGTTCGGGAACGACCGTTTCACCAGTCTTTGCCGGACGAGGTTTCGCCGTCACGATGCTGAACTGGACTTGGCAAAACACCGTGCCGTTCTCCTGCATGTTCTCGCCGATACGCAGGTCGCACATTTTTCCGCAGCCTTTTTTCACCAGACGACGCCCAACATAAATATCCGAATTGTTGACGGTGTTCTCGTATGTTTCCAACCATTCAGGCGGCTCCGTCACGTTCTTTGTGATCGTGGCAATCCATTCGGTTGTCGGAACTTCGATTGGCGGGTCAAACGGGTCGCGAGCGGTGTTTGCTGCGAGATATGGCTTCCCGTCAAACACCCATGCGGATGTGAAATTCTTGTAGGCGAAGATCAATCCGCTTCCGTCATTTGCCAGTTGCAGACGGTTCTTCGCTTTCATTACCGTTCGACTCGACCATTGCACCTTGGCAGACCTGTCCAATGGATTCGGCTGATCGACGCGAGCCTGTTCGGTCTGATTCAGGATCGACTTGTATTCGCAGACAACCTTGAACTGTGAGAAGTCATCTTTCGAGGCGAGTTCCGGTGTTCTCGATACGCATCGGCATGTCAGCGTTCCAGGAAACGAATCTCCAATCGATACTGGACATGCCGCGAGAACCGTACCCTCATCCTCGTACATGGAATCCGAGTACAGCAGAAATACGCGCGTCCCAGTGATGCCGTCTTGCAACGACTCCTGCGCCCGTCGCTGCCATCGATCTTCAGTAGTGTTCGCGGTAATCATCGCCATTACAGTGCCGCCCTTTGCAGATTCAGTTTCCGTTCAATGTTCTGCGACACTTTCAACTGATCTTCGAGAACCTTGATTTGCTTCTTGCGGTCGGATTCTTCGGAGATTTGCTTCTTGCGGTCGGATTCTTCGGAGTTCGTGCCTGCGATGGCGCGATTGATGGCCGAGACTGCTGCACCTGTTCCTCGCACGTTTGCGGCCGATGAACCGTTTGGCGTCTGGTCGAGTTTCTTCATCGCGTCGAGGTTTTCACTGATGCCGAATTGCTTTTCGTTCTCGGATTGAATCAGCCCCGTGATAGTCGCCTTTTCGTTGTCCGCATACTCCTTGTTTTGCCGTTCAAGTTCCGACTGTGCCTCTTTTCGCAGGTCGATATCCCTCTTCGCGGCGGCATCGGATTTTGCCTTTTCGAATTCCGCGACGGACAATGCGCCGCCGATCCTCAGTTTGATTAGCTCTTGCTCTTTCGTCTTGTACTCTTCCATGATGCGGTCACGAACAGCCATCTCTTGCAGTTCAGCCTGACGTCGCTCATCCGCCAGTGTTTTCGCTGTGCTGACGCCTTTCTCTCGCGGCTGCGCTGTTGCGCGGTCGGAAGCCTTGTACTGTTCTTTCAGCACATCGCGGCGAGTTTCTGCGTCCGCGTACTCTTTAGCTACTTCCTTCAGGTTTTGCCGCAATGCCTCAATTCGTGGCTGATCGTTCGCGCCAGCCATTTCCTCCTCGATCTTGCGCCTGATGATCCCGGATGCACGAGCAGCAGATGACATCTGGTTTGTCAGTGATTCGATCTGCTTGTTTGCGTCGAACGCCCCTTGACTGCCTGTGCCAAACCTTGCAGCATCGCGGACACCAAGCATTTCTGCTTTCAACGCTTCGTATGCGGCCTTTGTGGCCTTCGTCTTTTCCTCAATCTTGGACGATTCGTCGAACCACTTGATGGCCGCTGGAACAATCGTTCCAATCAACGCACCGCCAATTGCCGTCACCGCGAGCCCAGTTGGCCCGAATGCGCTGCCCATCATCTGAACGTTGTTCGAGACGGCCATGATGCCACGGCCTAGACCGTCGATGCCACTTGAAGAATTCTGAACCTGTGACATGAAGTCTTGCAGGCCGAACCCAAGTTGCTGGTAAATCTGCGCGCCTTGGAATCCGCGATTGTTCCGATTGTTGTCAGCGGTCGTGCTTCCTCGATTGATGCCGCCAACCATACGGCCCGACGCAGCATCTCCCTCCTGCAAGATGAAGTTCATTGCTTGCTGGTGGCGATTCTTTTCCACGGCAGCCAAGGTTTGAGCGTCTGTCTCTGCTTTGTTGTATTTCTGGACGAGAGCTTGAGCCTCCTTTTGCGTGCTGAGAATTCTCGCCTGAGACAGAACAGATTCTGTTTTTTGCCGTCGCGTTGCCGCCTCGGTTTCGTTTTGCACCTGTTCATCAAGCAGTCTTGCCCTCGCCGCCCATACCTCCTTGTCAAGTTGCTTTTGTCGGTTCTCCTCAGCAATGGCGGTGCTGTCGAAAGACTCCTGCGGACCAGAGTTCAAAGATTTCGACTTTGCCGACAGACCTTTCATCCAGTCGGCTTGTTCTTGCGGCATTTCCTTGAGAGCGTCTCGGAAGTTTTGCAATTCCGTGCGAGCAAGCCGCAATCCATCGCCGTTATATCTGGCGGAAAGATTGAAACTCAGATCGCCAACATTCTTGCTCATGCTGCCACCCCGCACATTCCCGCCAACAGTCGCTCCACCTGTGCCGCATCCGTGAGTCCGACATGCCGTTTCTGATTCGGCATGAATTCCTCGACACTCATTTTCTTCTTGATGTGTGGCTGACACGCTGCATGGGCAATTACGCCAGTTTGCAACCAGTCATCGCCCCACGGTTCAAGGTCGTATGCAATCTTCCACAACTCGAACACCCATGACGGAGTGTTTGCCATGAGCAGATCGACCCTCATTCCGTAGCCGGTGTTTATTGTTCTGGCAAAGAAGAACCACCATCCGAAGTCTGGGTCGCTGCTCGCTTTTTTGCCGCTTCTGCTCGTGCCTCCGCAGTCAGCGTGGACAGTTCGAGGATGCGTTGCGCGAGTCGTTCAAGAACCAGCGGATGCTTCTTAGCCAAAATGATTGTTTCGGTGATGGTGAAGAGATTTGCCCTCTTCTCGTCAATAATGCCGAGAGCACACACCATTGCGTCCCATGATGGAGCGCCTTCACCTTTCAGCCGCAGTTCCGTTCGTTCGCCACCAGAAAGCGACCTTACACCAACTTCACCACCCCACTCTGGAACAGACACTGTGTCATAGACGGTATCGTCAGTGGCGACAATCAATTCCTTGGTCAAGAGAGCCATTCCGCAAGTTCCTTCAGTAAGAGTTGCCAGCGGTGCGCGGCGGGAAATTCCGTGACGCGCACAACCAGCCAATAAAATCAGACAGCCGCCGGTGTGAATGTTGGTGCTCCAGACAACTTAAATGTCAGCGTGACTACAGCAAGGCTTTCGAATTCCCACTTTGGTGACACCTTGGTCATCACGCACGCGGACGACCACGATGCCGCAGTTCCCGGTAGCGACGCACCGCATGTTGTCGCTCGCTTCGGCATCGTGACGGTGATGGTGTCGCAGCCAGCCAGAAACAACGTCGCGTAGTTCAACTGGGTGTTGTACTGGCAGGTGATCGCGATTTCACCTGGATTGATCTTGTTACCCGCGATACACGTCATCCAACCGTTTGTTGAGCCGGAATGCGTGGTGTCGATGGCTTCCCGGCTCATTTCCGGTGGCGTGTCGATACCGACGATATTGCCGATCATCGTGGAGTTGGTTGTCAGTGTCGCCGCGATGCCGAACATCGTACCCGGCGCAAATGCTTGGTCGGCCATTGGAGATCCCTTTCATGATCCCCGTTGCGGTGTCGACTGGTTAAAACCTCCACTGCGGAAGTCGGGCGGTAGCGAACCGTGATCCCGACCCTCCGCAACGGAGACAAATTGATTTCACTTCACATCAAACGGAACTGGCTTCGAAACTGGCTTTCCAGACGCATCAACAATGTTTGTCCACTCTGACTTCATGAACGGCATCCCCTTGTTAAGAACCCCTGGACCACATCCGCAATCTTCTGGTGGAGGTGGTGGCACCCATTCCGCACGAACAGGCTCCCAATCCTCGGCGGCTAACTGCTCATCCGTGAATGGGCCGTCCTTGGGAAACTTGACACCGCCGCGTTCGACGTCCGACGTTGCCAATGCTTTTGCGTGTGCGAGTAACATGGATCACAGTCCCTTTGCTGGTTGTTCTGGAGGAGGCTGAAACGGAGATCGCTCGCACGTCGTGTCGGTGGCCTGTTGTTCCAGTGATACCGACACGATTCCTTCATATGGCAGGTGGATGTGCATGTCGTAAACACGCTCTGTCGATACGCCGAGACGCGACATGAACGCCTTGAACTCGGGCCATTCGTACACTGCGAATGTTGATGGATTTGGATATTGCCTCGCTGCTTCCGACATGACTTCTCCTACTGGCAATTCAGGTGGAATACGTCGATGTCGATAGCCATTGCTCGCCATCCGACTTCGTCACCTTCCTGTGGGTTTTCGATGTGTGCGTATTGGCCTTTGCCGGTGCAATGGTCGATCCACGTTCCATTCCATTGAACAGAGCCCGTGACGCCTGATGTTGGGCAGATAGCGGGACGCACAAGGCTGACGATTTGGCCAGCCTGCTTGAGCCCACCGGTATCTTTGTCGGCAAAGCAATAAACAGTTACTGGCGTTTTTTCGATGCTGCCTTGGCCTTGAGAATGACCGCCAATCGACTGCTGGCCCGGAGTACGGTCGATGCAGATGTAGGGGAGTGTCGCGCCTTCAGGTGCTTTGCCGGTGTAAATGCGAGTGGACACAATGTCCGTGATGGCATTCACGCTTTTCAGCTTCCAGACAACTGCACTGGCTGCGATCATGTCCCGAACATCCTTAAATGTGATTCACGTCGAACTCTGCGGTTTCCCGACTGGCACGACTGCTGAATCAACCTGCTGCGTTACGGTCTGCGATTCGTTGCAGTCCCGCACGAATTTCCGTTTCGTAAATCCGTGCTGCATTCGTCTCGGCAACTGCTTTCGCGAGTTGATGAAACGCTGGCATGCGACCTCGATTGAGTCTTGCACCTGGTCCGCGTGCGAAACTTCCGATTGACTTCTTTTTCGTCGACATTTCGCGCGTCTTGACTGTTCGCCAACCGCCCGATGCTGTCTTCACCTTGCGAGTTCGAGTAATCAGTCCTCGCTGCACTGTCTTGTACTTCGACCGACTGTTCGTGAATCGCTGTTCAGTTCCCTCTTCAACCAGATGATTGATTCGGTTGTGTCCCATCGATCCCGTTTGACCACCGACGATGTTCACCGTCGTTGCCGTCGCCTTGTATGTCTTTTGCTTGTTGATGAACGATTCTTTCAGGTGACGATTCAGCCGTGGTCCGTGGACGTTGGTGTGTCGCTTCGGAGTCAATGCCGCAGCACGCTGAGCGATGGCATTCCCGACCTTTCGGCCAGCATGTCGAAAGACGCGATTCTGGATTCTGTCGGGAAGTTCGCCCAACAGAGCCAGTAGCTCTTTCTCGCCGCTCATCAGTGTTGTGAATTTGACGCCAGACATTGAACTCAACCTTGGATGTCACAGAGCAAATCCGCCCCCATTACCGCCGCGAAAACTGATGTCCCTGTCGCCGCATCGTTGACCGCGATGGACAATCGAATATCGAGAACGTCACCCGCATTGAGAGTTGACGCGGTGATCGTGAAATTTTTCGTTGCCGCGCCGAGAGCGTTCATCGTGACCGCACCAGTTGGGCAAATCTGAGACCCAATCGAGTTATCCTTGCCGATGCGGTATGCCTCGATCAGCACTGTGCAGGATGTATCTGCGACCGTAGTAATCATCCCGGCAGCGAGTCGAACAGTGACCGTTTGACCGGAGACGTACCGATCTGGCAATGCGACCATTGCCCGTGCTCGCAGCGTTTGAGCCGTCGCCGCCTTAACGTCGTATGTTTTCAGTATCGGCTGATTTGTGCCGAATGTGCCGCCGTACAATCCGAGATCGTCCGCCGCTGATGTTCCCGGCAATGTCGTTTGGTATGCGTCCCAAACTCGCCAATCGCCCCATGGAATCGGATAGACAACATTGTCTGTCTGTCGATTTTCCGTCGTTGCGAACCCGTTGAACCCGGCACCAAACCGCGTATTGTCATCGCCTCGGAATTGTGCCGAGCCGGTTACAACCAGCGTGTCTACAACTACGTCAACCATCGTTCACCGCCTTATGTCGCCACGGGTTCAACAACCCAGAGCAGAATCTTTTCGTTTGCTTCGTTTTCGTTGATCGCACCCGCCAAATTCAGCGTTCGCCCATTGAGCAAAACACGATCTTTCGGCGTGATCGTTGCTGTTTCCGGGTCGTATGGCAGTTCGTACACCCCATACAGCAACGGCTGCGTGGTCATCGCAACCTGATATTCCTTCGAGTGCGTTGGCTTTGCCGATGCCCATCGTTCGCACAGCACCGC